GGGGGGGTAAGTTATCCACAGCTCCCGCAAAGTTATCCACAGCCATCACATATCCTTTCCCATAAACAATTTTTTCTTTCTCTCTTATCGCACATCACGCTCGCCTCACCAAATCCCCATTCTCATCAAACATCACATCTTCCCGCACCGCGCTGTATTTCTTGTTATGTTCGAGCGAATGGCAAGTCTCACATAATGCTTCCAAGTTTTCGAAGCTTAAGGTTATGTTCGGATCGTTGATATTCTCTGGCGTCAGGTATATCTTGTGGTGCGCTACCGTTGCTGGACCGCCGCATCGCTCGCAAATAAAAAACTTACTTTGTAAAAAAGCAAGTCTGCATTTCTCCCACGCTTTGCTATTGTAAAATCCTCTTGCCCATTCCTGTGCCATGTTTATCACCAAACAAAACACCCATCGACGAAAGTTGCTTATTCCGTCAGCGTGTGGAACTGTAAAAATAACATTAAACGGGGTGACCGGCTAAAATAAAGAGCTCTAGCAAACGCTAGAGCGCAATTCCTATTGTACCAGTTTAATTATAACACTTTTTAAAATGCCTTTCAAGTACAGTACATTTCGCAATGTATTTTTTACCAATTTTCTTTCACAAACTTTCTAATCTCATCATAAGTTATTAGTCCACTTGCTGCTGCTAATAATACACCTTCCAACAATACAGTATCTTTCATCTCTTTATACTGACTCCTGTACTGCAAACCTAATTGTTTCTGTACATGATTGTCCGCTAATTCGTCAAAATAGCGTTTCTGAATAAGTACAGCATACTTTGTCTTATTTTTCTCATCTATGTACTTCATATCTGCTACAACATCTCTCACAATCTTAAGCCATTGTTGTTTTTCCGTTAGTTCTTCATCCATTGCAATTTTAATCGCTTTTAATTCAGTAGGGTTACTGTTATGGCTTACACCTCCACCCCCTGCTTCTATATACTTTGCCGGTGAAGAATGTATTATATCGTCTATTCTCTTTTTTACCACAAACAAGACTTGGTAGTAGTTAAAAAAGTAATACTCAAGCACATTTCTTTTGGGTAGTTTCTTCACTATTTCACCCCCTTTACAGCAGCTTCTAATTCTTTGTTCTGTTTCTCTCTCAATTTACTTTTCCATTTGTTTATTTCTTTGTTGTACTTTACTACTACATAATCCCACGTTATTACTCTTGTCTTTGCATATTGTTTCATATCTTCGTACATCTTTATCATATCTTCTATTCTGTCAACATATCCTACACAACCTTCACCAATGAATTCTTTATATGCTATACACCTCCCATTTTCGTTTTTCAAACACTTTTGGCATTTTTCAGGAATTGCTGTCATATCTCCACCTCCATGATAATATACCATCTACATTACTTGCTCCTAACGTATCAAATTCTTTATCAAAAAACGTTACAAATCTAGCTTTATCCCATCCAACAATAGGAGCATATTTATCATAAACACTATGATATGGAACATCAAAAGCAAATATATAAGCCCATACATCTTTCCAGCTCCAATCTTGCAACGGCCATATTTCCTTTATCTTCGTCAAACTTTTTTGCGCTTCTATACGCAATTTTCTCGATATAGACTCTTCTTTTCGTATACCAACAAAACAGCCATCATAGCCTTGCTTCAATAATTCTGGTACTACCCTACCAAAAAACTCTTTGTACCAAATTCCCGTATCTTCTCTTGATTTATATTTATCCGAAGTGTCAATGTAAATATTTTTAGCTCCTATTTTTCTCATGTTTTCTATTATTTCTTTTTCGTAAGCTCTAGGCATAAGATACGGTCCATAATCCCAATGGAATACAAGTATATTAGGGTCATGATGTAGCACAAGATGTAATAATGCAGTAGAATCTTTACCACCGCTGTAAGCAACATACATCTTTTTATGTCTTTTTAATGCTTGCAAAATCATTTTATTAGCCTCAGCTAATCTCTGTTGAAACTCCTCACTCTGAGCCCATTTTTTTAGTACTTCCTTAATATTCATTTTTTAGTTTACACCTCGCTCCCGGTGGTACGCACAGTACCACATTTCTTGGACTCCAATATGGCGCTTTGTATGGCAGATATGCAGCGTCGTCGTATTCTTCGCACATCTCGATTGGAATTGGGCGCATTGCAACGCCCTCCGCAATTAAAGAGTAATCCTCCTTTACTTCTTCAAAAACTACGTCCCTTACCATACCAAAGCCTATGCGGATATCATTGCCCAACCCGACCAAATACTGCTCTATAAACCGCTTTATTAAATCCATATCACCATTCACATAATATATTACTTCCTTGCATGGGATGTATGGCTGTTTCATAGCATACATGCGGAAATGTCCACTGCCCACTCGGATTTTTTTATTCTTGAGATGTTCACTCCAGCGTTCCTCAAATCGTTTGTAAATCTGTGTTACTCGGATTGAGTATGGGATAAATTGACTCACGCTGGCATGATAAATATCGCCCGTCTTCAGGATTGGTAGCAACCGTCTGTTGTGTGGCAGATACGGTGATAAATCCAGTTTCTTCGGTGTGATAAAGAAGTCTTCACCAAATGCATCCAGCAACATCAAATGTGCAATTAGACCATCAAAGCTAATCCACGGTGTGGTAACGCATACTGGTGAGCCCATTTTGAATGTCACTTTGAAAGGCCGGAAGTGGCTCCACCGAATTGGCGGAGCCTTCTCGGCCAAATTTGCAAAATACTTAACCTCTTCTAGAATACCGCTCATAGCCTCTCCTCCAATTCTTTGAGCAATTTTATGATTTCGTCTTTTTTCTCCTGCACAAATTCGAGATACAGGCTGGCATCTGGCTTGTTCTTGTAGTTCAACATGACCTTGCCATCACCGCTGGAGCTCCTGCCTCCCACATATGGCATAGCTTCAAACAGGTCTAATACTCGGCCAAAGGCGCTAAGCTGAAGTTGGTCTGGTAGTTGCAGCACAAAGCGGTGGAAAAACTTCGTACCGGGTACAAAGCATTCATAATCTACCTTCATTTGCACCGCCTGCTCGTCTTCTTGGCGCTCTTCACGCAAATCATCCCGCCTTGTTATAAAGCTTTGGTCGGTAAATGTGCGTATTGGTCGCTCTGCACGTGGGTCCTTTTGGTACTCCTCTGGCAAATACGGTTTGTACTCATCACATATTGGCCACATATGTTCTACAATCAAATTACCCTGTATCATCTGATTGCCCAGTGCACAACCGAATATGGCCACGGGTGGCATAAGTTCTCGCACTTTCTTTCGGAATGCCAGGTCGATTACGCCTGTGGTGTCGCTTGTACTTTCCAGTACACCTCCCGAAAATAGCGCATGATGCAGTTTCGTGTTGGTAATTTCGTACTCCAGCATATCGAGAAAATCTTTGATAGCCAGTCTGCGCAGTTTGCCTCTAATTCCATTGCCTGAAAGATACGGAATTGGCACCTCGCCTATGCCGTCCACATACACCATGATTGTCCGCAATACCGGTGTTGACCCTGTCTTTTCGTCACCTCCATGAAAAATCGGTGTTAAAGCTGTAATGGTACCCTCGACTTCATAAAATCGCTTATTCATCTTTCAATTCCTCCTCCACTAAATTATCAAAAATTGTTATTTGGTTTTTATTCTTGCGTCTCTCCTTGGCCCGCATAATTGCCATCATAGATATCGGTATATGCTCCATGTACATCTTGTTCAGGACAGTTCTCTCGTATGGCCGGAGCTCTTGAGTAAGCTGTATTGCCTCTGCTGGTAACGATTGTAGCCCAAAGTAATTAGCCAACTTTGAAACAGCCTCAAACAGCGTTGCTCGTCTACTGGCTGCCCTAACACGATGATTGAAAATATCGTGCGGATTCTTGCTGGTGTGCATCTTGCTCCAGTTTATGCTGTTGTACACCACTGCCAACAGCTCAACCGTTTTGTCTTCAATCTGCTTTTCTGTAAACATCCACCAACACCTCCCATAAGATATCACCCTTAAACTTGGTCAGCTCTCGCAGGAAATCACGATAGCCGCTTTCAATTGCCTTTTGCCATGTTTTCATTTTGAACTCGCACGTTGTAAGTTCCGTTTTGCTTATGCCCAACTCGACTGCCTTTGCAATAATATCCACATATACTTGTGCTTTCTCTCGTTCAAAAAGGATTGGTACATCGTACTTCTCGTGTGAAAAGAAGTATTTGTGCGGATTGTGTGCGACTCTGTGGATGCATGAAAGCCATGTTTGTTTTTGTCCGGTTTTGGCAATGTGGATAAAGAACGGTGGCTCTGGTGGGCTGAACAGGATTTGCTGCGCTTCGTCGTTTTTGAATGTTCGAAATTCCTGCGGTGATGCTACCCATGATTTTCTGCGGAACGTCTGGTCGCTAAAAAGGTATGCGCACTCTGGGCACATACAATTTCCCGCAAAGAAGTAGCTCCAGCCCGTAAAATTGTCCGATACACATTCCTTTAATGAGACTCCTTTGTCTGTATACCTCCCACATACAACACATGTACCATCGATATTTCCTGTCGGTGGAGCTCCTTTTGTTGCTTTTAGCAAAAGTTCTCCTAAAGTACTAACCATTTATACTCACCTCCTTTCTTCTAGCCATATTCCGCTTTCCCACTCTCTATAGAGTTCTATCCAGTCTTCTAATCTCATCACTACTAGCCAGCTCTCTCTATTTTTCCGCCAAAACACAGCCGGTTTTTCGTCTTCTTTTGCATCCCTTATAGCTTGTCTCATTGCCTCATAAACATTTAAGCGCTCTACTCTTTTGCACTCTATGTGAATGTGCGGTAGTCCAACCACGTCTTTTCCTTCTATACCGCTATATTGCTGACCTCTTCTTGTGTTGTATCCATACTCTTGCAAAATCTTCGCAAGCTCTAATTCGCCACGCTTGCCTTTACGCTTACTGTTCATTTTGCTAAAACACCTCTTTTCTTTTTGTTTGTTTTAGACGTATAAAACTATTACCTGATGTTTTAAAAACGATTGTAGGGCAAATATGAGCTTCTGAAGGGCATTTATTAGCATCACTCATTGTTTGCTGCTGAAAATATTTTGTTTGAGCGTCTTGTACAAAATCGTCACCACTCTTTCTAATCCTTCACGATAACCCTTCCAGTAGTAAGTTCCATTTATGGAGTTTGCGTGAATTTCTTGTTCTCTTGCCTCGTTTATCTCATTATGTAAGTTGTCAAAAAGCCCGTCTAATATTTCTAATTCATGCCACGCCTTTTCTATTTTGCTAGGTGTTAAATTCATCCTAATTCCTCCTCTCTTTTAAAAATTTACTCAAATGCACTCCAGCCGCAACTGTAGCAAGTTATACATCCGCTCTCATGGATTAATTTTGCGCCGCACATTGGACATCTCCCTTCAGCATTTATTTGTAATG